TTTTAAGTATTGAGTCCAATTTCTCTAAATCAATCAATGCTTTTTTATGTAACAAAGCAGATTTATTTTTGGAATAATTTGTTATAAATAAATTATCTTTCCGATAATTCAACACTCGATTTTCAAATAGATCTTTTGATTCCTTCAACGAATCCGTGTAATTGAATTTGTGACGCATCATTCTATAAATAATACATCTATCTAAATCGTAGGCTGCTAAAAGATCTGCTTCTCTTACAATATGATAAGCGTGTTGATATTCACCCAAATCAGGAAAACCATTTAATTTTACTTTTGAATAAGACATTGTTTGAATTATATTTGAAACAACTTCTAATTCATCATTCGGTAAATAACCAGTCATATAATTCTTTATATTTGTTATACCATTATCTTCATCTAGATATTTTTTATCACACATATCATGAACAATCGCAGATAAAGTAACAATTCCTCTCTGATCTTTGAGATATGGAAATTTATTCACCTCATCTTCATAAATGTTATTCGCATAATTAAATACTTCCAAGCTGTGTTTAAGCGCATGGGATTCGTCAATGTTATAGTCTTTACTTGTTTGTATAACAAATCGAAATGCTTGATTGATAAGATTCACCAAATTGATTACTTTCATTTTTCTTGTAATTGACTTTTGTATTTTGTGAAACAAAAAATATAAATAAAAAATATCAATTTTATTTACATTTTATTTATTTATTAAAAATAAATTTATCAATATTGTGTAACCATCCAGTCAAAACATGTTCATTTTCTTTCAATTTAAGATTTGTATTTCCATCCAATTCTAATATTTTAATATGACTATTTTTTTCTGTAAAAGATTTAATCATACAATTATGATACTCATCACAATTATTCAAATATTCTAATTGTATTACAGATTCACCTAATCGTGATCGTTCACTAATTCTAGCGTGACAAGTATTTGGTGCTGAATTTACGTATATTATTTTATTTATAGGATAATCATATGTAAAATAATCAAACCATTGAGAATATATTTTATAATTCACTTCTTCAATGTTCCCAATATCATAAAGCATCTTAGCAAATACTAATTTGTCTGTAAATAAACTTCTCTCTGTAATGATAATCGCATTTGGATTACTTTTAATTGCTTCTTTTAATAATGAAAGTCTTGAAATATACGCCATCATTTGAAAAGGGAATGAATATTTTTTTTGGTCACTATAAAATTTTTGTAACATAGTAACACCGTTTTCATCTGTAATATTTTCCCATATATCAACAGGTTCTCTTAAAAATATGATATTTTCTTGATCCTTGTATTTTTGTTTTAAATTTTCCAAAAGAGTTGATTTACCAGATCCAATATTTCCTTCGACTGAAATAATTTGCGACATTTTCAATAGTTATTTTATGCTTATAAGATAAATACTAATTCTATTTCAATTTTAAAAAAAAATGATTAATTTAAAATAAATTAAATAAATTTAAATAATAAAACGTTAAAAGAATATGGATCTAAATCAAAGGAAATTGATTAAAACAGAATGGGACTCTATTGAATTGCCAGTTTCGAGCGATGAAATTGAAGTCCTAAAATTGATTATTAATGGGTTTCATAATGTAAATGTAAAAATAAATAACAATAATTCAATATTTACCTTCTTAAAAATTGAATATTCTACAAAAATGGAAGATTACTTATATAACAAATATCTAAGGGATGTTGTAGAAAAAATAATACTAAATTATAAGTTAAACGATAATATAAAAATAGAGGTTCATACAGATATTTATATTAAATCTGCTGATAGAATCAGATTAGAACGAAATAATATTGAAAATTTAAAAAAAAATAATTTATATGAATACATATTATTGGATTACGTAGATAAATATTTATTACATTTAAAAACTAACAATAAGAACAATCTAGTTTTAAATTATTATACATTATATAAATTGTTAAAAAACAATGTTCTTCATATAAATAGACATGTATTCCAGTTTTGTAATCAAATTATTGATTTGTACAAAGAGAAATCTGAGATCATTGATTTTATTGAGAATTCTGTAGAATTGATTGAGAAAAATATGGATTTATTAAAATACAATGATATGATATTATATGATCATCAAAAAGAAATTTTCACAATTTGTAAAAATCCAGGTTCAAAATTGATTTTATATATGGCTCCAACAGGTACAGGTAAAACATTGACGCCAATTGGTTTATCAGAACAATATAAAGTTATTTTTGTGTGTGCAGCAAGACATGTTGGTTTAGCATTAGCAAAATCCGCGATTTCAGTAAACAAAAAAATAGCATTCGCATTTGGTTGCGCTAGCGCAGACGATATTCGTTTACATTATTTTGCTGCGAAAGATTATAGTACAAACAAACGAAGTGGTGGTATACAAAAAGTAGATAATAGCAATGGTTCAAATGTAGAAATTATTATAAGTGACATTAAATCATTTTTACCAGCAATGTACTACATGAAAGCATTTAATTCAGAAGATGAGATTATTGTTTATTGGGACGAGCCAACTATAACTTTGGACTACAAAGAACATACTTTTCATTCAATAATAAAACAAAACTGGACTGAAAATAGTATTCCTACCGTAATTTTATCTTCAGCAACTTTACCTAAAATACATGAATTAACAGAAACAATTTCTGATTTTAAGAATAAATTCATTGGTAGTGAAATTTATTCTATTATTAGTAATGATTGTAAAAAATCAATACCTATTATTAATAAAAATGGTTTTATTGAAGTACCTCATTATTTATCAAATGACTATGATAATATATTAAAAATAGCAAAACATTGTGATAATTATTTGACATTATTAAGATATTTAGATTTAAAAGAGGTAATAGATTTTATTATTTATATAAACAAAAATAATTTGGTAAGTGAAAAAATAAAATTAGAGCGTTATTTTGAATCGATTGATGATATTAATATGAAAAATATAAAATCATATTATATCAAATTATTACTAAAATTTGACCCTGAAAAATGGAGTGAAATATATAATACAATTATACAAAAAAAGACTCCTAAATTAGTTGAAAATAATGGTTTTGATACTAAAAACAATAGTAATACAATCAACGGAATTTCAAAAATAAAAAGTATTGGTCCTGGTATAATGTTAGAAACCAATTCTACTTCTACATCGTTGAATGGAAAACCTATATTACGGACTAGTACGGATCCATTCCTTAATAATAAACAAGTGATGGGTAGTTCAGGTATTTTCGTATCAACAAAAGACTCCTATACACTAACAGATGGTCCTACAATATTTATTTCTGATGATATAGAAAAGATTGCTAAATTTTGTATTCAGCAAGCCAATATACCTTCGATTGTAATGGATGATTTGATGAAAAAAATAGAATTCAATAATATTTTGAATGTTAAAATTGATGAACTTGATAAAGAATTGGAATATTTAAAAGAGCAAGAAGAGAATAAGTTAAGCAATAAATCCGAATCTTCTTCAAATGTGAAAGGTAAATCTTTGAAAAATGTAAGAAAATTTAATAGAGAAACTGATACTGTAGATGAGAATAGAACAAAAAAATCGCGCCTGATAAAAGATATAGAAAATTATAGACAAATGATTAAAACTGTTTCGTTGAATGAAACGTTTATACCGAATAAACTACATCATTTGAAAAAATGGGCAGAAGGGTTGGATACAAAAAATTCATTTACAAGTGATATTAAAGAAAACATTGTAAATGATATACTATTATTAAGTGGAATTGATGACAATTGGAAAATCCTATTATTGATGGGGATCGGTGTATTTATTAATCACGAAAATATTAAATACACTGAAATTATGAAAAAACTAGCAGATGAACAAAAACTTTATATGATTATTGCTTCTAGTGATTACATTTATGGGACAAACTATCAGTTTTGTCATGGTTATATTAGTAAAGGTATGAATTTAACTCAGGAAAAACTAATTCAAGCTATGGGGCGAATAGGTAGAAATAATATACAACAAAATTATTCATTACGTTTTAGAGACGACGAACAAATTTTGAAAATATTTACATCTGAAGCAGATAAACCAGAGATAATAAATATGAATTTGCTATTTAATAGTAATAAAAACATTACATGGGATGGAGAGAAATTTCAAGAAAAATTAGACACCCCCTCTTAAACGAAGAACTAAATGTAGAGTTGATTCTTTTTGAATATTATAATCATTCAATGTTCTATTATCTTCTAGTTGTTTACCAGCGAAAATAAGTCGTTGTTGATCAGGAGGTATACCTTCTTTACATTGAATTTTTTGTTTTACAATTTCGATCGAATCAGAAGGTTCAACTTCTAAAGTGATTGTTTTTCCAGTAAGTGTTTTTACAAAAATTTGCATTGATAGTAACTGTTTTATATAATGTAGATATTTTTATATTGTGTTTTCAATAAAATATTTTTTTTTAATTTTTTTATTGTTTTTATTTTTTGATTGCAAAAGGTCCACTTAGCAATTCACTTTGACCATTATCAGTTTTACCAACCACAATATTTTCACCTTCAAATAATTCTGAACGAATATCAGCGACTGATATTTCTTCTTTTCCTTTAAAAAAAGTTTCATTAGTGTTTCCATTAGTTACACCAATAAGATTACCTTCTTCATCAATTGTTTGAGTCAAAGTATTACCACTCTTCTCAGCCTTTTTGATGTTTTCCTCAATAGCTTTTTGTTTCGTTTCTTTAACTCTTTGATCAAAACTCAATTTAGCATTTGCTTCATTTTTCTTCTTTTCATGCATAAGCTGATTCAATTCTTCTTCCATATATTCTACGCGACCGGTTTTATAGGGTTCTGGGTCCCAGGGCATCCATAAACCTACTGGGCCTACATAAACATCATGATTTGGATCAATTTCTCTCAGCATTTTACAACGCAATTCAGCTTCTTCTATTGTTGGGTATACCCCTCTAATTTTTAAACCTCTTGTACTTGTTTGAAAATTATGTGTAATACCAAATAATTTATCCAGATCTTCTTCATTATTATCTAAAAATGTTTTATACTCATCTTCTAAAGAAGAATTCATTAAAACTTCTTTTTCATCTTTAACAAAATCCTTAAAATCATTTGTAGCTTCTTCAAAAGATAAATTGTATTTGTATGAAAGAAAGTTTATAAATTGTACAAATTTTTCCATAGACTTATTAAAGTCCCATTTCTTTAGGAATTGTTCAAAGTAAAAAATCTCTTTTTTTTTAATAATATTTTCAGGTGAAACAAATGATACACAAGCAAATTTTTGATTAGCAATTGGCTTATCCTCTTCTAAAAGATCAACATATTTAGGGTTTTCTTTCCCATTGTCCATTTTTCTCTCGAAACTTGTTTTTTTTGAACTTTTTCCTTTAGAACTTTTACTCATTTAAGATAATTTACATATTTAATTTTAAGTTTTTTATCGCATATAATATATTTTTTTCTTTTGAATTATTATAATGCCTGGATTAATTAACATTGGAGAGTTAGTCAAAAGAATCATCAAATATTTAGTAGAAGGTTTAATGGTTGCAATTGCTGCTTATGCTATTCCTAAACGTTCTTTAAATATCGAAGAAATTGTATTTATTGCTTTAACAGCTGCTGCTACATTTAGTATTTTAGATACTTACATTCCTAGTATGGGTGTAACAGCACGTTCAGGTGCTGGATTCGGTATTGGTGCTAATATGGTTAAATTTCCAGGTGGTTTTTAGTTGTCGCTAGTTTAATTATACCCATAATAGTATACAATTACAATTATTTCAATTTATATAATATAATTATATATTTATATTATATCAATCATGAAACGAATCGCAAAATTATCAAAAAAAAAGAATAAAGTTCGCAACAGTCACAAGAGTCGTAACGGTCGTAACAAATGTAAACCACATTATAGCCGTCGCAGAAATTTAACGAATAAAAGAGGCGGTGGTTATGGAGGAAATCCATACTGCAATGACCCCAATTTTTCTATATTTAATACGAATTTGTTAAAATTATTTCCATATTCACCATTACATAAGTAAGTATGTATTGAATACCGACCCCACTAAAAAAAGTGATGGAAAACTATATATAACTATATAAATAAAATATATAAATATAAATTAAAATACCAATGTTTTGGAGTAATGTTTTAACGAATTGAGAAAATGGTATTACATTAAAATATCCAAAAAATGTAAAAGGTAGATTTCAATGGAATACAAGCGTATTGAAAAATGATGGTAAAGTACCATATTATCAACGTTTTAGAACAAATCATAAACTATCAGAATCACAAAATAAAAAAGATTTCGAAGAACATTTCAAGAGTTCGCAAAATAAATATGTAGTATCTTTTCCAAATTTAAGCAAAGATACAATGTTAGTTGTTCCAATGCCTGTTCGTGGTAAAAATTATGCTACGCTAAGAGACTTTATTGATAATGCTTCAGAAATACAACAACAAGAATTTTGGAAAAAAGTTGCAGAAGTAGCAAAAAAATTTATGAATGAAAAAGAAAAAGTATGGATAAGCGTACATGGTTTAGGAGTTGATTATACACATGTAAGAATATCTACCACTCCAAAATATTATTTTGATAATGAACTTAAAAAAGGATAAAACGATAAAAATTATATTTTAAAAATTAAAGATAATTTAATTGAATATAAATAATTACGAATATGCTAATTTTTTACACCTTTTCTTATTTTTCTTGGATACACGTTTTTTTGGTGTTTTATATGTTGTTCTTTTTTTTGTATATTTTTTATTTTTTGTTTTATTTTTCCTGTTGTGAAATCCACCATGACCATCATATTGTTTATCATCATGATCATCCTGATCATCATATTGTTTATCACGACCAGGATATTCTTGATGTAGAACTGCACTTTGCATATAATCTTCTGGTGGAATATTATATTCCATTACTGTTTCACGTGAAAGATCTTGTAGTGTTGGTCCCATAATTGCATTGTTTAAACTATTTTCCTTTATATCTTTAATAATATTTTCTATATTATCTAGTATTTTTAAACTGTCTTTTGCTAATTTTTCACTATCATTTAACTGTTTAATTTGTCCGGTTTTTAGATTTATACTAAAAAGACGATTCTCCTTCATTTTAGTAATTCTTCCTAAATTATCAGGAATTTCGTTCCTAAAGTAATTCAAGTCTAGTCCAAACATGGTTTCTCCATATTTACTGTAATATTTTCTAATTGTGGCATTTGAAATGAGCGTTTTAAATGTTACACCTTTTAACATTTCAAATGCCGATATAAATTAACAAAATACGTTGTATATATTTTATAAAAATGTTTTGTGTATAATATATACTATGACACAAATTGGATTTATTATATTAAGACATGTAAATAATGAATTTACAAATAAATATTGGATTAAGTGTGTTAATTCTATTAGACAATATTATCCTGAAAATAACATTCTTATCATAGATGATAATAGTAATTATGAATATATAACAGAAGAAACTTTATATAAAACTACCATTATAAATAGTGAATATCCTAAAAGAGGTGAATTATTACCTTATTATTACTATTTACACAATAAACTATTTGATACTGCTGTAATAATTCATGATTCTGTATTTATAAATAAATATATAGATATGAGTGTAAATACATATAAATTCTTATGGGACTTTACTCATAACTGGGACCAAATCGAAGATGAAACCAGAATGATAAATGTTTTTAATGATTTAAAATTGAAAGAATTTTATGAAAACAAAAATTTATGGGTGGGTTGTTTTGGATGTATGGCTATAATTACACACGATTATTTAACTTATATTAATAACAAATACGATATTAGTAAATTATTAGATTATGTACTAAATAGATATAATCGTTGTAGTTTTGAACGAGTATTAGCATGTTTATTACAAAAAGAAGGACAGCAAGAAACATTATTAGGTAATATACACGAATATTGTAAATGGAACACAGATTTTAATGAAATAGATAATTATAAAAATTTACCATTAATAAAATGTTGGACTGGTAGATAATCGGCATTTGAAATGTTAAAAGGTGTAAAAGGTCTAATAAACAATATGTACATTATTATCCGCAATATTTATTCTTATGTGATAAAAATTACAACAATATATCAAATATAAAAGTTGATAAAATAGAACTTCATTATAATCCTAGACATTATAACTTACTCGACTATGTAGATGATAAAAGTATTGAATTTATAAATAATATTATATAAAAAAGATTTTAAGTTATTGAATTATGATATGATATTATCATTGAATACAATTTTAGATAATACGAATTAAATTGTGGGTATAAATTCCCAATCTAATTCTTCGCATATTTTTTTCCAAATAGCATCTTGTTCAATTCGTTTTTCCTTATCCTTTAACATAGGAAAATGCGATAAATATTGTATTTCACCAAGTAACTCACACAACTTATACGCAGTATAATAATAATTTAAAAAATTGACTCTGTCATCTGGACAATATTTAGAATATGGAGATTGTAATTCAATAAATAAATTACATAATGTTTCTTCTAATTCAGATGACATAACTGGAGGTTTTATTCCTAATTTATCTTTAATAAATGGTATGTGTTCATAATATTTATTATAACCCAATTTTTTTAATATTTCTTTCGTTTTAATATTTGTAATTTGATTCAAATATATTCGCTCTTTTTTTATTTGTAATTTAATATTTTCAATAACTTCTGAAGGAATTTGAGTAGTTTCTTTACCTTGAAATTGCGCTAATATTTCTTTGAAATGATTTATTCTTTTGTAAGCATAAAAGCATACTTCTTTAGGTGGCTCTTTGTAAGAAGGTTTTTCATTTTCAATTAAATAAGGTATATTTCTAGAGCAAATATTACACATTAATATTCCTTCATCCTCTAGCGGTATTAACTCACCTTTATAACAATACTGACAAATATCTGTTTGATAAACAAAATAATTAACATCTAAAAAATTATCATCAATGTTTGCTAAATAATTCATTACAATATTATTATTTTTATTTCGTTGAATATTTTTTTCAGTGTCATCATTTTTTATCTTGAAAAAAGAGTCCAATAATTGTTTTTTATTACTATTTGTTTGTGTTCCATTTGAAATACTTTTTTTATTTTCAAAATATTCAAAAATATATTTAGAATTATCCAATAAATATTCTTTTTTTTTATTTTTTAATTGTTTAATACTAGTATTAATTTCTTTTATTCGATCTTTTAATTCTAATAACGTTTCAATTGTTATTTTAGAATCTTTCATTTTTTCTTTTAGAAGTTGCTTTTCTAGTTCTAATTCAGGTATTCTGTCTCTCTCGTCTTTATTAAATTCATTCAAAAATTCTTTGTGTTTGCTATCAAGTGTTATAGCATTTTTTTTATTATAAATAATTTTTTTATTTGTTTTAGGTTTAAAAGAAGGCATTGTAATCGCTTTAAATTAAATGTATTTTTTTATTTAATTATTAATTAAATAAAAATATATAATTTATATTTCATAAATCAATAAAGAAAAAATAACAAATACTTTTCTATTAAATATCTAATGGATTTAACAATTAATATTGAAGATTATTTAGAAAATAAAAAAATTAAAGTAGATCCAATAACATTTCAAAAAATGAATTTAATTTATAATGCTTTAGATGAAGGATGGTGTATAAAAAAGAAAAATAGTTCTTACATTTTTACAAAAAAACATGAAAATAGGAAAGAAATATTAGAAGAAGCCTATTTATTGAAGTTTATGAAGACCAACTTAGATATGACTAAAATAATGAATGAATAATAAAAAATATATGTATATTTGATTGCAAACTTTAGCTAAAATACACTATAAATCAATAGTTTATAGTGTATTCTTTTATACGAGAAATAATATTATAAAATTAAATTGAATATAAAATATAGAAAAATTGTAAACTAATTTTTTGATAATTAAACGTTTAAAAAACCTAATAATGAAGGATTCACATAAAAAATCGAAAGATGAAGCAATCAATATTGCTTTGATTCACAATCATATTAATAACAATACACCTTCTGGTATGAAAATTCGTGATGCTTTTATTAAAGCTTTTCCAAATGACCCACTATTTAATTCAACTGTTCAATCGGGTGCTAATCGCAGTACTCACCATGATCTTCAAATTAAATTTGAAACCAATCATAACTGCGATATAAAAACAGTTGAATTTAAAGGGAGTAAATATTATAAACCAATTGATGTTGATAAACAACCATGGATTAATGGTGTTCAATTTTACAATGGTACAGGAAGCAAGTTTTCCATTGGGCAGAAATATGCGCGTCATTTTTACAATACAATGCTTGACGAAATTATTCAATATTTAAAAATACAAACCCCGAAACCAAGTTTTGATATTTGGGTCAAGGATGCTTTTAAACAAGGAAAGCCTTCAACTCCATTTGTATGTGAGCTTAGAGAGAAAGGTTATGGTAGTGATTATTTATCGGAATGTAGAAAAAAATGTAATAAAGATTTTACTGTAGATGAAAATGATTTGAAACTTTTAATGGAAGAAGTACAAAAAATAGCAAATAATGCTCTTAATTGTAAAGATTATTGGCTTCAAATTCATGGAGATATGAATAACCCAGAAACATTTTATGTTCATTGGACAAAAAAAATAACTATGCCCTTAATTAAAACAGTTGAACAATTAAAATCGAGAGAAAATTGTGATATTAATTTCAAATTTATTTGTGAAGATGGTAGTGAATTTCAATCAAAATTAAGATGGGGATATGGACAATGTATAACAAATATTAGAATAGATATAAAATAAAAAATAATTGATTTAAAATGAACGTAAATATTATATTCAAAATAAAATAGAAAATGGAAGAAAACAATCCTTATAAAGCTATTAGTTTATTTTCAGGTATGGGAGGTGATACATTAGGTATGACTCAATCTGGTTGTAAAGTAATAGCTTACAATGAATTAAAACCAATCTTTTGTAAAACACACAAAACAAATTTTGATGATTCTGAATTAATATGTAATGGAAATGTAAATGATGTATCAAAAATAGAGGATTCCTATTTTGAAAAATACAGAGGAGTCGTAGATATTTTATTCGCTGGTTTTCCTTGCCAGGGATTTAGTAATGCTGGAAAAAAAAAAGATGACGATCCGCGAAATACAATGTTTTTAGAATTTTTAAGAGTTACTAAATTAACACAGCCTGCTATGATTATTGGAGAAAATGTGAAAGGATTGCTTACTAGAAAAACATCAAAAAAAGAACTATACATTGATATTATTGTTTCTGAATTTGAAAAAATCGGTTATGGTGTAAAATATCAAGTATTTAAAACTGAAGAATTCAATGTACCTCAAAAACGAGAACGATTAATTATACTTGGTATAAAAAAAGATAATCCATATGGCTGGACGCCTAGTTTTCCTCAACCAATGTCAATAAGATGTAATTTGACTCAAATAATAACATACAATATGGAAGGTGCTATTAGAATACCATCTAAATGGTTTGATATGATTCCCAAAGAATGTATATTAACCGATATGAATGATCCAGTTATATACCAGGATAATCATGGATGTCATCCATATTTATTAAGTAAAATAAACGCAAATGAAGATGAACGTTTCTATAATGGAAAACAACATGATAATCTATTTTCCTTTGGGAAAAGGGATAGTCCTATCCATTGTGAAATTATTGATATTCGTAAACCATCGAAAACAATTATTTGTAGTTATGATCATCAACCAAGATTATTTGTTCCTTTGAAGAATCCTTCTGGATGTTTCCTAAGAATGTTATTACCAAATGAACTTAAACAAATTCAAGGTTTCCCATTAAATGGGAAACCT